AGAACAAATCTGTAGAACGAATAAGTTAATTGACACAATGCCAGAACCAAGAAGAACAAAAATAAAGACGATGTTTGAAGGCGATATTGGTTCTATTTTCTTTTCTGCACCAGCATCGTCAAGAAGCGATTTCCATAATTGTTTCCCTGGTGGTCTTGTACTTCATTCTCTTAATGTTGTTGCAAATCTTTATAAGATGACATCTACGCTTTGTCCAGATCGTTACTCGATAGATACTCTTGCATTTGTTGGCCTATTTCATGATCTTGGTAAAGTTGGTGATGGAAAAAATGAATTCTATAAGTCCAATGAATCTGAATGGCATAGATCAAAAGGTATGCTTTTTGAGATAAATAAGGACTGTACTTTTATGGTTACTGCAGAACGAGGTCTATTTATACTACAATCTTATGGTGTAGAGATGTCTGCGGAAGAATATCTTGCAATTAAACTTAGTGACGGACAATATGATGATACGAATCGTCAATACAGATTAAGAGAACCTGAATTGGCTTTGTTGTTACACTGGGCAGATATGTGGTCTATGGTTCAAGAAAAAAGACATGATAAATAACAAAACATTCATCCTTCTCTATTTAATCAAGTGTTTATTAGGAGAAAACTAAAATGAGAATAAAACGTTCTGTTCTTGAAAGCATTGTCAGAGAAGAACTCATTACACATATTCATGCATTGATGGAGGCTGACAACGCGGAAAAGGATGTTGATGTTGTTGATGCACAAAGTAATAAGAAAAAAATAAAACCTCAAATGCAACCAGATAATATAGATCCTGGTGCAGAAAAGAAAAATGCTAAGCCTCTTGCCAAAAAGCCTGTAGAACTTCCAGTTAAAAAGTCCACAGAACCACCTACTAAGAAAACAAAAGAACCATCTCAAGATGAAGTGCCAACTCCAGAAGAGCCTGCAGATGATGAACTTGCAAAAGATGTCGCGGGTGAAGATGAAGAAGATGCGAAAGGTGGTTCGACTAAGTTAAATGATGAGCTATCTGGTAAGACAGTTCAGTCGATTACAATGGAACCAAAGTCGAAAATGATGCCAGGTGCAATTGAAATTGTTTTAACATTCGATCAAACACCAGATCCATTTAAGATTCTTGTTGGTAAGAGTGGAAAGGTTGTCTTTTATTATCGCGGACTTCACAACACATTATAAGGAAACTAAATTATGCCGTTTCTTTCAGAAAAAACTGAGTATGACATATTGACAGAGGAATTTTCTGATGAAATTTCACTTTCAGATATTGACACTAAACTACCGAGTATGACTGAAGCATTTCTCGGATTTGGTAAAAAGAAAATAGATACTAAAAGAATAAAACCATTTTCTAATTTTGACAAAAATCCAGAAATGGCAGCAAGAGATCTTGTGAATAGGTTAAGACAACAAGATCCGAATGTCGATATTGGCACTACATTATCTGCAATAAATGATGTTTATCCTGGAGGTTCTGGTAATTCAGTTTTTTCTTATCTTGATAGTGATCAAGGTAAAAGATTTTTTGCTACTTCTAAAAGGAAATAACAATGCAAGACGCCGTAACTATTGCTGCCATGATGGGAGTTATTATGGCGCTTATCAAGATTTTAGAAATATTTTGTTCATGGCTGCTTAATAAACTTATTGTTAACAATGATGTATCAAAGAACAATAAAGATCATATTGGTATTGTGATGTTAGATTCTGAATACTCTAAATTGGTTAGAGAAACGTATGACATGACATTAAAAATGAAAGATATTATTGTTCAAAAAGATTTAGATGGAGCACCTCTCGTTTATTATCCTAGATCTGTTGTCGATGAACAAAAGAAGGTATGTGGAATTATTAAAGACATATCATCTTTGCAAGAAAAAGAATTAGATCTTCAAGAACAGATAAACGATAATGTAATAATTTTATTAAAAATAGCTAAAACTGGTTAAATGATTATGCATAAACTTAACGATATTATCGTAGAAGTTGTTAGATCTATTTACGGTGCTGCTAATCCTAATTATAGTAGACAAACAAGAGGTGGAGGCGCTTGCGGCGGTTTCAGACTTGGTCGTGGCAAACCTGGTTATCCAGTGCCACAAGAAATGTTAGAAAGTATTCCGTATCTAGATGAAGGTGAAGGTATTCCAAAGTCACCTATTATGGACGATCCGTCTAAAGATCCGAATGTTCCATTCAGTGATTTGTACGAAGGTGGCGCTGCAGTTGGTGGAGAACGTATTGAAAGAGAGAATATCGCTCCAACTCTTGATGTGTTTAAGAAACAAATTCTATCAAAAATAAAGCATAAGTCAGTAAAAGAAATTGGTTCTACTGGCAAAAAAGCAGTAAGCGGAGATATTGATGTCGGTTTTGACACAGACTTATCTCTTGATGAAATAGGACAGAAATTAAGTGAACTTGGAGTAGAGCACAAAGTTAATAAGGGTCTTGGTGAAGTTAATTGCAAATTTCAACAGTTTGGTAAAGATGGTAAGAAACTTAATAAGTTTGTTCAAATTGATCTAATGGTTGGTCCTGAAGCATGGACTGACTTTTCTTATTTTAGCGCAGGTGAAAATGAAACGAAGTATAAAGGTGTTTATCGTGCTGGCGCAGTACTAGCAATATTAAAATCTGCGACAGAGAAAAAGAATAAAGATGGAACAGTTACTTATTTTTCAGTATCTCCGTCAAGAGGTATTTTTCAGAAACGTGGCAAATATGTCACAGGGAAAACAGGAGCTCAAGAATTTAAAGCAGAAAAGGGTCAGCAAGAGTATATTAGTGATCCTGAAAAAGTTGTTCAGCTTATTTCAAAAGGTACGGGCGTCAAGTGGACGTTAGCAGATATTAAAACATCTTTTGAAAAAATTCTTGAAAAAGCAAAGGCTTCATTTGATTCTAAAAAGTTTGCAGAAGTTAAAAAGTATATTTCAGATTTCATAACTGGAATAAAGATGCCAATGCCTTCTGAGTTAAACGAAGAAGATAAGAAACCGCGCAAAGGTATTGTTCATCTTGAAGATATGAAGCCAGATCAATTTCTTAAGTTTCTTGAGAAATATAAAGACTTAACAATCAAAGGCGGTCTCGAAGTATCTGAAAAGGTTGATGGTTCTGCAAGAATTACATTTGGTGTAGAAAATGGTAAATTGTGGACTGCTTCGAAGAACGGTCCTAAGAAATTTTCCTCATCAGATTATCCCGATGCGCCGATGTGGATGCCGCTTAAGATGGCGCATAAAGCTCTTGAATCGCAAAAGCAGCAAATTATTAAGGCAATGCCTAAAGATATGGTGTTTGTTGCTGAAGTACTATACACGAAGATTCCAAATTCAATCGAGTATGGACCAAATGTTATTATGATTCACGGAATTCAATCTTCTGGTAAAGTTCCCAATGAAGAACAAAGTAAGAAGATTGCAACCGATTTCTTGAATAAAGTTGGAAATAAACTTAGTGATGGAAAAGATGAATGGCTCTTTGAGTACAAGAGAATAATTCAACCTAAAGACGTAATGGTTGATGTAAAGAAAGAGTATTCATCGATTAAGCAAATTTATGATGAGCTCAAGAAGCTCGAACCAGATAAACTGAAAGCATCAGGAAAAGCATCTTATAAGTCCACGCTTCAAAAGTTTAAAGCAATTCAGATTGCTCTTAAAAAGAAACTTGTTGGCAAATTGCGTAAACAAAAATCAGCATATGGACCAGAAGGTGGCGATATCGAAGGACTTGTATTCAGAGACTTAGAGTCTGGAGATCTTGTAAAGATTGTCGATAAAGAATATTTTACGAAATTAAATAACTTCTTGTGGAGTTATCGTAAAATGTTAGGTGATGGTATTAAACTTGGTGATGAATGGAAGCCAGGTGTAATGACTCAGTTTAGAGCGTTTGTCGGTGATGAAGTAATGGGTTCTCCAGCTGCGAAACTACAAAGCTTTGTTCAAACATTAAAGAGATTTGGAGAAACTCTTGAGTATCCTGCAGAAGTAAATACTCCAGAAAAGAAAGCAGATTACATAATCGCGAAGTACATTGAAAAAAATAAGTTGATGCAAGGAGATTTCATATCGAAATTTGAAAAAGTTCTTGCAAAAGTTAGAAAGCAATTCGAGTCAATTAAAAGTGATTGGGATTCGAAGAAAGGTAAGAAGATAGTATTCACGGCAAAAGATGAAGAAGGAAATCCCATTAAGAAAGTCGCGATGGATTCTCTTGTCAAGCAAAGAAATGAAGATGCAATGGCGGGCATGCAAGAGTTCCTAGATGGTCTTGATGGGGCGCTCGATGAGATCAGAGGGTTAAATGGAGAGTCGACAAAGAGAACTGCCTTACTTAAAATTTTTATTGGCCAGAGGGGTCTGGATAAACTTAAAGATATTCAGACGGATGAGTTAGAAGGAGATGTTGAAGAGAATGTTATTTACGAAAAATTTTCTTCTGGAGTTTATCAAGGCGATGATTTTGTCGAAATGGCAGAACGTTATGCTAACTTGCTTCATGACAAAAAGGGAATCGTAGTTGGGAAACCATTAGGTAAAGGTGGAAATGGAGTAGCATTTGACATCGGTAATAATCAAGTATTGAAGATAACTGTCGATGACGAAGAGGCTTCTACAAGCAATTATCTTAAGAAAGTTGGAAAGAATACAAAGCACATTGTTCATATATTTGATGTATTCAAATTTCCAAAAACATTTAAAACAGATCAAGAATATTTTGGAATCGTTCAGGAAAAATTAGATTCCATTACAGATTCTGGAACATTGTACAACAAATTAAGTAATGCGTTGATTAATCTTTCTAGTTTGTTTGGAGTTAATTCAATAGACGAGCCTTGGGATAAAATTGCTGAAAGAATAATCAACAGAGTTAAAGCTGCAGAAAAAAGTGGCATTTTAGATACTGAAGAAAAAGTTCAGAAGGTTTTAGAAACTGCAGAAAACTGTATAAGAACTTTAGAAGATTTTCAGATTGACGAAATTATTAATGAACTTGCAAAATTAAAAATTGTGTTTCAAGATCTTCATGTAGGAAATGTCATGAAGCGTGGAAATGATTTCGTAGTAATTGATCTTGGAGTCTCTCAGTCTCCAAAGGGTGGAAGAATTCCAAAGCTTTCTGAAAATAGTAATCATGATAATATTATATACGCATTGAACACACATAACTTTATAGATCTTCTTAAGAAAAAGAAAAATATAAAGCTAGGCACAATTCTTGGAAAAGGTTACTATGGTATTGCTTACGACATTGGAGATAATAAGGTTCTAAAAATTACACCAGATGATTCAGAAGCAAAGACAAGTAATTTCATAAAAGGTAAAAATACTAAACACATCTATAAAGTGTTTGATGTCTTTAAATTTCCGTCATTTCAACCTCGAGAAACAGATGATTTGTTTGGTATTGTTGTAGAGAAGTTAGAGAAACTTACAACAGTTGAGCAAAATGAATTCGAAGAAGCATTAAACAAAATAAGGACAGGACGATATGATGTTGACTTTTCAGAAGAAAGTTTTGAAGTAGCGTTCGAAAAATGTATTGAACAAGTACGAAATTTTGTACAACCAGAACAACTAGCGACTTTCGAAATTACTGACTTAAAATATGCAAAAGAAGTTTTAATTAAGTTTCAATTTCCGCAAATAACAGATGAGCTTCAGCGTCTTAAAATAGTATTTAGAGATTTTCATAGTGGCAATCTTATGAAACGTGGAAGTGATTACGTGGTAATCGATTTGGGAAATGATTCTAAATCTTCAAATGCTGGTAAAATTCCAGATTTGAACGAAGCTTCAGAAAGTTCTCCTGGATCTGAATATCCTGACTATTCTGATGGGTTTGTTATTACTCCATTTTTAGATCTTCTTAAGCAGAAAAAGGGAATAGAAATTGGAACTAAGCTTGGCGAAGGTTCTTACGGAGTAGCTTACGATATTGGAAATAACAGAGTTCTAAAAGTAACTGGCGATGAAACTGAAGCAAAAACAAGCAACTACATAATCGGAAAAACAACTAAAGACGGAAATATAGTAAATGTTTTTGATGTGTTTAAGTTTCCAAAAGTTAAAAATTATGTAGTTCATTATGGAATTGTTCAAGAGAAGTTAGACAAACCTACAAAGCTTGAACAAAAAAGATTTGATTTTGCAATGAACGCAATATCGGATTACTCTCCAAATATTGGCGAGTATATGTATCAAGATGATTTTGAAGTAATTATTCAAAAAAATATTGAAATTGCAAAAGAAGATCTTCCTCGAGCAGCATTAAAGAAAAGATTAGCAGTAATTGAACTTGCAAAGAAACTTTTAATTGATTTTCAATTTCCGCAAATGCTTAATCAGCTTCGTCAATTGAAAATAAAGTTTCAAGATTTTCATGATGGTAATTTTATGAAGCGTGGAAACAAATATGTAGTAATAGATTTGGGAGTTTCTAAATCTCCAGAAGGTGGCGCAATCAAAGGTCTAGACGAAGCTAATCTTTCAGGAACAAATGCATTTGATTCTGCTCTTAAGGATGATAGCAACGATGACATGTTTGCTGCAGTTCTTAAGTCGACAAGAAAAGCTCTCCTTAAAAAGAATATTGACATCGATAAATTAAAAGAACTTGGAGAAGGATCAAAGGGAATTGCATACGACATTGGAGATGGTCGCGTCTTGAAAGTTACAACCGACGAAACAGAAGCACGAGCATCGATGCATATTCTTAATAAAAATACTGAATATGTTTGCAGAATATTTGATGTCTTTAGATTCAAAGAATTAGACTTATTTGGCATTATTCAAGAAAAATTAGAAAAGCTTACAGGAAATGAGAAAAAAGAATTAGAGTTTGCAATGGAAGATCAAATAATGTTAGTGGGTAGAGCTTGGAAATATGAAGAAAGAGCCATACGCTACAAGATTGAAGATTATGCTTATGAAGCAGAAGAAAAAGGACACGAAGTTAGTCCTAAGGCGGCCGAGCTTGACAAAGCACTTATTATAGCAAAGAAGTATAATGTTCCAGAAATGGTAGATGAAGTAAGATCTAACGGAATTATTTTCAAAGATTATCATTCGGGCAACATTATGAAGCGTGGAAATAGATACGTTTTGATTGATCTTGGATATTCTGTTTCTCCAGCTACTCATGTTCCAACTCTTGAAAGTAGAATATTTGAAACGATATTAAAGCTTGTAGAAGTAAAAGCAGCAACGATAGGATTGACAATTGGTCGTTATCAACCATTTCACAAAGGTCATGCTGCGATTATACGTAAACTTGCAGCAAAATATTCGAAAGTAATCGTTATAATTGCAGGTAATACGAAAGATAAGAAGAATCCATTTTCTTATGAGCTTCGTAAAGAGCTAATGGAAAAGTCTCTTCCTGATGTCTTACCAAAACTAGAGATTTATAAAGCTACGTTCGAAGGAAAAAATAGTGGATATCTTCCAGGAATAATTTCTGACATAATCAAAAATCAAAGTTCTTCGATAGAAGTCGATACTGCTATTAATATCGTTGTTGGTGCTGATAGATTTGATAGTATTAAGCAACAAATGGAGCATTCGAAGACTGCTGGCGAAAAGGGAATAAATATAACATTTAATCCTGCAGCTGTAGTTGTTAAGAAGATGCCAGAAATAAAGAATGATGACGAAGATGAACGAATTTCAGGTACAAAAATTCGTGAAGCATTATTAAACGACAATAGAGAATCTGTTAAGTCGATGTTAGATTCTCATCTTATCTCGAATAAAACTGAATTTGAGAATCTCTATAAGAAGATGAAAGATGAAATTTCTGTAGAGACAAATCAAATAAAATCTAAAGCTACAGTAAAGCCTAAGACAAAGCTAGAATCAATTACTGAATCGATTATAAGCGAAATTGGTTTTACTGTTCCAACTGCGGGATTTGGTTCTGCTCATGTCGGTACAAGAGCAAGTTCGTCACCATGGTCGAATGCATCAATGTACGATAATGAGTGGCCGTGGCAAGATAAGTTAAAGCAACTGCCTCAGCCATCAAGTGGTAGCGCAGATGTCGTATGTGAAGATTCTCTTGATAATGCTACGCATAATAAATTTGAAAAATTAGTAGCAGATGAACTTAACAAGTTTAAAATAAATGCAATTCATAAAGGAGAATCTCATCTTTCAGATGTTCAAGTTTTTTATAATGATGAAGAATCATATGTCGAAGTCAAGATGGATCAAGCAAATTTAGTATCTGCAAGATTTAAATTTGCTAATGGAGAATGGATTCAAGCTTCAAAATCGTATCCTACAGAGTTTGCTTTAGCAATAATTGAAGATCTTAATAAAAATGGAAAGAATTTTCTTACTGAATTAAAAAAGTTTGTTAAACAAAGAAGAACAGACAAAAAACTTCCACAAAATGACAATATAGAATTTCCATCACCAAAAGGTGTTGATGATGAAAAAATGATGTCAAATAAAGACTTATCTAAATTTGTTACATTAGAAGAAATGAAAGAATTTTTTGAAACATGCAGTCCAGTTCGTACAAGTAAAGGTAAATCTACTCAATACATTTTTATTAACAATAATGCAACTGGTATGGAAAAATTAGTTATTGGTCATTATAAAAAGAAAAAAGCAAATTATATGCAATATGGAGATAATTTCTACATTATTGGAAAAGATATTCTTGGACTTAATAAAGATATCGAAAAATTAGATTGGGAACCAATTCCTAGTTTAGAAATAAGCAATGGCAGAGTTGGTGTTCGTGTAGGAATTAGAACAGCTAGATACGAATTAATACCAGAACTTAAGATTAAGGACAAGAATGAATCTCCATATAGCATTTTCGCAAAACAAGATGGAAAACTATTTCCATTCGTGAAGGCAATTAAGTCTTATAGAAAATAATTATTATATGAGCTCTTGGAACATTGCTCGTTGTTTTGAACAAAATTGTGATTTTATGCTGCTCAATAGTTCAAGAACAGCGATTCGTTTTTCTAATAGAACAAAAATAGAAATAACGGAAATGCTTGTTTCGATGGAAGATCACAATGTTCCAATTGCGTATACGAATGAGCTTAAAGAAATATACTTTACATTTTTAAGAGGTCGAACTGCTGGAGACTATTTAGATGGTCGCATTAGACTCTCGTGTCAAAAAGACATTATGCGAATGATGGATAGAACATTAATACACGAAATAGCACATCATTTAGATGATCGAGAGAATCTTTCAGGTGAAGACAATATAATGAAAGAAAAAAAGAGTTCTGCATGCGAGTTAGGAGATTCGTATGCGAAAAAGAATATCGGAGAATATATTGCAATTGGATTTGAAGTTTTTTATTTTGGAACAAAACAAGAAAAATCGAAAATGAGAAAAGATAATCCAAAACTTTACACAGTTATTAAAAATCTTCACAAAAGATATTCACAACAATAAATTTTAAAAGTAGCCAAAACAGTGTTATTATTAAATAACTACTGGTTGGAACAATTACAACACACAAAGGAGAATACTATGCCAGACATCAACGCAATCAAAGCACGCCTACAACAACTTTCTCAAAAGAATAAGAAATTAAATGACATTTGGAAGCCAAAGGATGAACACGATATTCGTCTTGTTCCATATCCTCATGGCGATGGAGAACCTTTTGTCGTTCGTTATTTTCATTACGAACTAGGAGATTGTCCAGTTCTTTGTCCAAAACTTAATTTTGGAAACGATTGTGAAGTTTGCGAATTCTGTGATGCGCTCAAGGCATGGCGAACACCAGACGGTTCAGATAAGCCAGAATGTGAACGTAAAACAGATTTTGAACTTTTTCGCAAGATTCAACCTAAAGAGAGTTATTTCGCAGCAATGGTTGAACGTGGTCATGAACTTGAAGGATCTCACTTCATTAGAATTAATCCTACAAACTATATGAAGCTTCTTGAGATTTGTGCCGATGATGAAAATAATGAGGGACGTGATGATGGTGGCGGGACAAATGTACTTTTTAGTACAGACAGAGCATATGATCTTCACGTTATCTTTAAGAAGAAAGGTGAGAAAGGCAATACGAAGAACTTTGATTCAACAGAATTTAAGGAGAAGAAGAAGACTTCTAAGCTACACGAAGATAAGAAAGTTGTGCAGTCGATTCTAAGTTCGGTAAAGAACATCGACGAAGTTTATGTGAGAATGACTTCTGCAGATGTAAAGAAAATCTTTTCAAAGTTTGTTAATGGTGCTCAACCAGAAGCAAGAGTTGTAGATGACGGTAAGGAATACAATTCAGAATCTGCTGAAAAGGTAAAGAAGGGTGGTCAGTCGATCGACGAAGCATTTTCAGAGATGCTTGGAGAGTAACTAAACAATTGGTGTGATGAAGCGGGAGAGGATATACGTCCTCTCCCGCTTTGTCTCAGGAGTTCTTATGAGATATGCGAAGATTAAAGGAATGACAATGGGATTTGATGGTCTTGTTGTCGAGTGCGGAAGATATATTAGTCGTGCCGATTACACGCTTGTTGAAGTTAAATGCTTAACAAAACCAAATATGATTATCGGTGATAGAGAAATTTCATATCCGCTACCAGATTTTGCGCTTTGGGTAAATGTAAATTTACTCGAGGAGTGTGATTTTAATGAAAGAAGAGAATTTGCTTCTACAAATCCATGGGGAAATGTAGATTATGAAGGAAGACACGTGATAGGAGATATTGAAGTTATTACTTGTAAATTTGAAAAGTGTTTACAAGTGACTGTGATGAACAATAAAAAAACAATTTATGCACAGAATTTTTTTATGTTCTTTGACGAAATTCGCATGATGTTAAACAAGATTTTTTCAGGTGAAGTAGATGATTTAATCTTCGATCTTCAGCGTATTAAGCAAAAAGAAAATAAAGAGTTCACAGATGAGTAAAGAAGTATTGCCTGTTGCAGAGGTTAAAGATATACTGCAACTTAGTAAAACTCTGATTAAAGAACTTAATAAAGACGCAAAAGAAAAAGTTGCATGGTGTCTTAGTACTGAAGTAGATAATCCTACTGATGTAAAAGATTTTATTTCAACTGGGAGTACACTTCTTAATTACATTATTACGAATAAAAGAAATGGAGGAGTTCCTGCAGGAAAGCTCACAGAAATTTGTGGAGAAGAAGCTTCTGGAAAATCTCTTCTTGCAAATCACATTCTTGCAAATGCCCAAAAGAAAGGTGGTCTTGCTGTTTTAATCGATACGGAAAATGCTTTTAATACAGAATTTGCAAAGCGCATTGGTTTGAATATCGAACAACTTGTTTATATTCAACCTCAAACAGTTGAAGAAGTATTTGAAAATATTGAGAAAGTTATCGCTCTTGCTAGAGCAAAAGATGTAAAAAGAATCATTGCGATTGTTTGGGATTCTGTTGCTGGTACTCCGTGCAAAGCAGAAATTGAAGGTGATTACGATCCCAATAGTCGAATTGGATTAACTGCAAAAGCAATCGCTAAAGGAATGAGAAAACTGACTCAGACAGTTGGAAAAGAAAAAATTACGCTTGTCTTTACAAATCAGTTAAAAGTAAAAATTGGAGTAATGTTTGGTGATCCGATGCAAACACCAGGTGGAAAAGCAATTCCATATCATGCATCAGTGCGTATTAGACTTAATAGATCTACTGAGCTTAAAGATGACGCAAAAGCTACATACGCAATTAAGACAAATGCAAAAGTTATTAAAGGAAGATTTGGTCCTCCTCTTCGTAAATGTTCATTTAACATCCATTTTTCAGATGGTATAGATGACATTAACAGTTGGAGAGATTATTTGTGGGAAATTGAAGAAATTAAGAAGAGTGGTGGCTTTATGCATATGAAGTCTTATGATGGAACGGAAATTAAATTTAGAGAATCTGCGTGGGAATCGTTGCTAGCTTCAGATCCTAAGATGATCGAACATGTACTTAATATGCTTGAAAAGCATCTTGTTGTAAACTATGATGCAAGAGACATTCAAGATTTGGATATGGATTCTGAATCATTGATGGATGTAGAAGCGGTTCAAGATATTGCAACAAATTCGTAAAACGTAATTAGGAGAGAATAAGATGGAGCGATTTAGACCTGGCCAACTTGTACGTTTTACATATCATGGTGATAGATCAATGGCAAAAGTAGCTGGTGAACAATTTAAAGAAATTCTCGTGCTTCATCCAAACTGGCAAGGTAAACTACATGCGATTGATCTTAAACGTCTTACAATGGCAGAACGTCAAGTACTTGCTGCAATATTTGATGAGAAGACAGATAAGACAAAGCCACATCATTTTCCTCTTGTAAATGATATTCTCAAAAGAATGAATCCTATTGAGGAAATAAAAAATCCAGTATCGTTTTATACGAAATTTGTAAAGGTATTTCTTAGAAACAAGGATGCTTATAGAACATATTATCCTCATAGAATTCTTCATGCAACTATTGTGAAAAAGACAAGTGTTACTGGACGTGTATTCAATCCTCAACCTTTATTTCATAAAGTTGAGACAAAGGCAAAGGAGCCAACTGAAAAACTTTCTCCTCAACAACGTATTGAGCTTATGAAGAAAAGAATGGCGATCGTGAAAGCGAGGAAAGAATAATGTCAGATATATTTGTATTCGGATCTAATTTGGCAGGTATTCATGGTGCTGGAGCAGCGTTGTACGCCGTCATACATCATGGAGCGATATACGGACAGGGAATTGGATTGCAGGGTAATAGCTACGCTTTACCTACAAAAGATAAGCGAATTAAGACTTTGCCGCTTAAAGATATTAAAGTATTTGTTTCTGACTTTTTGAATTTTGCAAAGTCTCATCCAGAAATGACGTTCAACGTAACACGAATTGGTTGTGGTCTTGCTGGTTATACAGACGCAGATATTTCTCCAATGTTTAAAGGTGCTCCACAAAATTGCGTTCTTCCTGTCGAATGGATAAAAGATGCAATCTAAAATTTTGATAATTGATGGTTTGAATCTTTTTATTAGAACTTGGGCAGTTGTTCCAGAAATGAATATTAATGGAGATCACGTTGGTGGTCTTACTGGATTTCTTAGAACAATGAAAATTGTAATGAGAGATACAAAACCATCTCTTGTTATTGTTGCTTGGGATGGTCAAGGAGGAAGTACAAAAAGACGTGGTATTTATGCTGAGTACAAAGCTGGTAGAAAGCCGCGTGTTAATCGTGAATATGAGTTTGATTCTCCAGCAGATAGTCTAAAGAATATGAATTTTCAACAAATCAAACTTAAAAATTATCTTAGTTTGATTGGTGTAGCTCAGATAGAGGTCGAGATGTGCGAGGCAGATGATATAATAGGATACCTATGCCGGCATGTCTTTTGTGACACCGACAAGGTCGTGGTGTCTTCAGACAAGGATTTCCTTCAACTCATTGATGACCATACACTTATTTATTCGTCTTCTAAAAAATTATATTTTTCAGCTGAACTTTTAATGAAAAGCTATGGAGTGCTACCTGAAAATTTCATTTATATGAAAGCTCTTATGGGAGATCCAAGTGATAATATTAAAGGAATCAAAGGAATCGGAGAAAAGACAGTTGTTAAGATGTTTCCATTTGTTTCAGAAAGACAAACTTCGCTTGACGAAATTATTTTGCATGCAACAAACAATATAACAAAAAATGCAAAATTTGAGGCCGTCGTCAACAGTAAAGAGATACTTATTGAGAACGTAAAGTTAATGCAATTAATATCTCCAATCATTAGTTCACAATCTATTAGAGCAATTAAATATGCTCTTGAATCTGAAAATACGTTTTTTAAGATTTCTGATTTTAAGTTATGTCTTTTAAAAGATGGTATTCGAATAACTGATGCAGATTTTTTCTCAGTGATAAGAGAATACCAGCTTGCTAGAAATTTCGTTTTGTCCAAATAAGGGAGACTTTTTTGAATGGATCAAAATAAAGATGTTGCAGATACATTCGCGAAGATGGGAAAAACATATCAGGAGAAAGTTGTTCAAGCTCTTATGCAAGATGGACTTTTTGCTGAGCAAATGGCAGATGTTATGGATCCAAAGTTTTTTGATCTTGAATATCTACAAAATGTTGTTGAAACATTTTATGATCACCGACAAAAATTTAAAGCGTATCCTTCAACAGAACTTATCGAAATAATGCTGCAGGAGAAATTTTCTGGTAAAAAAGAAAGTCTTTCATTTCAGCAAACAAAAGAGTATCTTCGTAAAATTAAAGAGCATCCTCTTAATGGAGATATGGGATTTATACAACAAAGCTCTTTAGATTTTTGCAAAAGACAAACTCTTAAAGAAGCGATTGTTATTGCAATAGATAAAATTGAAGAACAAGATTACGATTCTATTCAAAAGATTATTAAAGATGCTTTGAACAAAGGAGCAAGTAGAGATCTTGGACATGACTATCTTGAGAATTTTGCAGCTCGTGGAGAGCGAAGTGTAAGAAAACCAATGTCAACAGGATGGCCTATAATAGATAAAGAATTAAATGGTGGATGGGAAAGACAAACACTGTCGACATTTATTGCACCTACCGGAGCTGGTAAATCGATGTTTCTTGTTAATTGTGCCGCTGCAGGTATTGCAAATGGATACAATGTTCTTTATATCACTTGCGAAATGGCAGATTACAAAATTGGTTTACGCGTTGATTCATACTTTTCTGGTATTGAAATTAATAACGTGGCAAAGAATAAAGAACGTGTTGAGCAGGAAGTAAGAGAAAAAGCAAAGGGTAGACTTTTTATTAAAGAATTTCCCACAAAGCAAGCAACTGTACAAACAATAAGATCTTTTATACAACGTCTTAATGCTACTAAAGACTTTACACCAGATATAGTGATTGTTGATTACGCAGATTTACTACGAAGCGTTCGTGGATATGGCGAAAAGAGACATGAGCTTGAAGGAATTTATGAAGATCTTAGAGCATTTTCACAAGAATTTAATATTGTTGTTATCACTGCAGATCAAACAAACAGAAGTGGTCTTAACGATGAAATCGTGACGCTTTCGAGTATTGCTGAATCATATGCGAAGGCGACAGTATGCGATGTTATTATAACAATTAGTAGAAGAATGGAAGACAAACAGGCAAACATGGGCAGAATTTTTATAGCGAAATCTAGATTAGGACGCGACGGAGTTGTCTATCCATTTATGTTGAACACAGCGACTGTTAAAGTTACAATTCTTAATCAGGGAGAAGATCCAATTTCTTTATTCTTGGAGAATAATACGAATTTACAACAAAAAGCAGGCGAACGTTATGCTAAACTTAGTCGACCAAAAGGATAAGTGAGCATTAGATTATGGAACATTACGAGCCAAATGGATTTGCTTTAGAAATTTTTAAGAAAAGATATGCACTTCATGAAAATGAAACGTGGAATCAAGCTTGTTCTAGAGTTGCAACATATATTGCAATGGGAGAAAAAAATGATTTAATACTCGCATATAGAGATAAGTTTTATAATTTGTTAGTTGATAATGAATTTATGCCAGCAGGTCGTATTTGGTATGGATCTGGAAGATCGAAGGGACAATTACTAAATTGTTTTGTTGTTCCTACTGAAGATAGTAGAGAAGGATGGGGAGATACTGTTCGTAATATGATTATTATTTGTGGTACTGGAGGAGGATTGGGTGTGAATTGTTCTCCTGTAAGACCTCGAGGATCTTCAATTAATGGATCTGGAGGAACGGCAACTGGCGCAACAAGCTTAATGGAAATTATAAATGCGGCAGGCGAGGTAATTAAAGCTGGTGGTGGAAGAAGAACCGCTTTGATGATGTGTCTTGACTTAAATCACGGAGATATTCAAGAATTTTTAGATAAGAAACTCAATCTTGATAAGTTGAATAACTCAAACATTTCAGTTGTGTTTAATGAAAATCCTGAAATGTTCTTCGATAAGGTAAGACGTAATGAAGAATTTGAATTGAAGTTTAGAAGTAAAGTAATTGGTAGAGTTCCAGCACGCACATTATGGAAAAAAATTATTAGTAATGCATTAAAGACTGGTGAACCTGGAGTTCTAAACGGATATCTTGCTAACAAAATGTCTAATATTTGGTATTACAAACCTCTTATTGGAACAAATCCTTGTGGAGAAGTATGGCTAACTGGATTTGATTGTTGTTGTTTAGGTGCGATTGTTCTTCCAAGATTTATAGTAAATGGTAAGGTTAATTGGCAAAAGCTAAAAGACGTAGTTGCTATTAGTGTAAGATTTCTTGATGATGTACTAACTGTAAATAATTACCCTCTTCCAGATATTGCTGAGACATGTAAGAATATTAGAAGAATAGGTTTAGGTGTAACTGGTCTTCATGATATGCTTTTGATGTTAGGAATGAAATACAATTCTGATGATAGTCTTGAATTTGTTAATAAGTTAATGGATGTAATCAAGTGCGCTGCGTATGAAGCAAGTGTAGGATTAGCAATTGAGAAAGGAAGTTTCCCAAAGTTTGAAGCAGAAAATTTTCTTAAGTCTGGTTTTTGTAAAACATTAAAACCATCTATTCGAACATTGATTAAAGAAAATGGTATACGAAATTGTGCGTTATTAACAATTGCGCCTACTGGCACAACATCAATGGTATGCGATGTAACAAGTGGTATTGAGCCAATGTTTGCACCTGCATATCAAAGAAAATATCGTAGTGGAGAGGAGTTAAAAACTGAAATTGTTATTCATCCTCTTCTTATGTCCTTTATAAAAAATGGAAAAGATGTTTCTCATTTTCAAGGAACATACGATCTTTCTCTTAGAGATCATTTTGAAATGCAACGTATTTGTCAGAAACATATTGATAATGCATGTAGCAAAACAATTAATGTTGCACCAAATATTTCAGAAGATGAAATATCTGAGCTTTATATGGAATTTTTTCCAGAGCTTAAAGGTGTTACAATATATGCAGATGGAAGTAGAGAAGATCAACCGCTCACACCCATCGACATAGATACAGCATTCGCACTTTCACGTGAAGAAATGTTAGTAGAAACATTTGCAAATACAACCTGTAAAGATGGAAAATGTGATTTATAACAATTAATATTTTTTTGTAGTAAGAAAG